TGGGTAGAGAATATGGCGGTAGACTTGCAGAATCATCAACAATCAGTAATTCAGCAACCCACGATATTGTTTTTGGTCATAGTCATAGGGAACGATCTTGGCGAAGTGGTAAGATTGGTAGGGGTAACTATGTGAAAATAGTGAATGTCGGTTGTTGCTTGGAACACGGAGAAATTGAATCTTATGCCAAAATGTCAACTTCTGGTTGGTCGTATGGAATCACAGAATTGACTTTGGCAGATGCACACATCATTTCCCACAATCAAGTTTCTATGCTAGAACTAAAGGAGAAATATGGAAAAAACTAAATGCACGATCTGTAAATATAAATTTGATTTACAAGGAGAGGGGGGAACGCAAGGAAAGTTTGGGGATATATTGGTCAGTTTATGTCCTACCTGTTACAGTTGCCTGTTGGATTGGGTTATACAATTAAGCAAAGAAAAGGTACAGGATATTTTAAATGAACAAAAAAAAAGGCAAAAAGAGCCTTATCGGAGTGGGGTTTTAAAAGTGAGTGGATAAAAAAAACAATGAAAAAAATGAACAGGATTTAGGTTGGGATAGTTTCTTACCTTTTTATCTGCAATATTATTGGCATAGAAATTGGTTAAACGAATGGACAATAGCTTGGTATCACGGACCAAGAATAGAATGGATGGAGTTATATGAATCTGGAAAAATTAAAAAGCGACCTACGAAGTGAAGAAGGCTACAGAGATGAATTGTATTTTGATACAAGAGGATTTAAAACAATAGGCATTGGTCATTTAGTCAAGCCAAGTGATAATTTTGTTCAAGGAAAAAAATATAAAAGGAAAGTAATCGAAAAAATATTTGATTATGATGTCAAGATATGTGTTCAAGATGCTTACAATTTGTGTAAGGATTTGGAAATAAATGAGGAAGCAATATTGATTGTGGCTCATATGTGCTTTCAATTAGGCAGAACAAAAACAGCAAAATTTGTTAAAATGTTTGAAGCCTTAAGGAATAAGGATTATATTGAAGCTGGATTACAGATGGAAGATAGTTTATGGGCGAAAAAGCACACACCAGCGAGAGCGAGCAGACTAGCGGAACAGATGAAAAAGTTGATTTGAGAAAATTTAGAAAAAGAATAACGACAGATGAGGAAAAAATATTTATAATCGAAACAAGAGAAAAATATAAAAAGGAAGATTTAAAAGAAAAAATGAAAAGAATATCCAAACAGCAAAAAGAAGATGGCAGAATAATAGGAGATGATTAAATGGGATTATTAGACATATTTACAGGTGGAAGCATTAAAGCTGTTGGTAACATAGTTGATGAACTTTACACTTCGGAAGATGAAAGAAACCAAGCAAAGATAACTTTAGAAAAAATACAATCAAAATTAAAAGAAAAACAATTAGACATTAACATTGCAGAGGCGAAACATAGATCATTATTTGTGGCTGGATGGCGCCCTTGTCTTGGCTGGGTGGGTGCATTATCTGTTGCGTATGTCTATTTGTTACAACCAATATTGAATATGATATTGCAATTATTTGATGTTCATATAGATTGGGTCGTTCTTGATTTAGGTCAGCTTATGCCTTTGATACTTGGTATGTTGGGTTTAGGCGGATTGAGAACTTTTGAAAAATCGAAAGGAGTTTCAAAATGAGTAAATTACTAGATTGGATTAAATACAACGAACTAAATCCCTTTGTAAAATGGGCGATAGTTTTTGTAATAATCTGGGCAGCACACCAATACATCTTACACTAGAAGTATGCCGAAAATTAAAATAGGTGGTAAAACGATTCACGCAAAATATCCAAAGAAATCTGGAAAAGGGAAATCTTACACCTATGGCAAAAAAAAGGTCGGCAAAGCTAGAAATCGTAATAGATAGTAAATCATACGAATTACACGAAATACATTGGCTGGATATTGTGGGCGATTCCACGATTGCAAGTGCAGATGAATTTAATAAAATGAAATGCGCTGAAATGGTCAGTGAGGCTTATATCTATAAAAAGGATAAGGAGTTCCTTTATACCTTTTCGTCATATCAGAAAAATGATGTAGGATTTGGGGATAGGAACATAATACCCCTTGGTTGCGTAAAAAGCCTCCAAAAAAAGTCGTAAACTTAACCATATAAACAGTTTAAGGGGGATAGTGGTATATTACTACCCCCCTATAATAGTTATTCAGTTTCGTGGCTGTTGTGAAGAGAAGCCAATACCCAAAACCACTTGCAACTGAACTATAATTTTACCCCTCATACTATTATTTACGAGGTCTTAATCTTGGGATTGGCGACCATTAAAAACCCCAAACCTCTTTTCTTGCCTTGATGCGAGATTTATCTCCCTTTGGGTATTCCCATCGCCAATCGTCAGGATCAGGGACAATAGAATTTCGAACATCATCTACTGTTTCAACACTAGAGAGATAATTACTCATAGCTTTAATCATATGTTCAGCCACAAGCAATGGAGTTTTAGTATCTTTAACTGCCATCGGCAACATTTCTGTATCAATGTTATGTTTAGTATTATGAACAATGGCATACAGTAATTCTTGCCGAGCATTTGTTGCTTTTGCATAAAAGGATTGTTGCATTGCGTGGGATAAACCTAGCTTGTTTGGTTTCCTTTTGGTTGTTTTTAAATCAATATAAAAATCCTCTTTGGTTTCCTCATCTTCAAAATGAAAATCAGTATAACCGATTATCGGAATGTCCAGCATAGTAAATTCAATCTTTTGCTGATAGTCCAATAATTTGAATTTTTTTTCTTGAAAGTACATCCAAGTAGATTGCAACAAAGCAACAGTATTATTTAATTCTGTAGTAATATTCTTGTCTTGAATATTTTTTACATTATCTAAAAACTGTTCAATCACTAATGCAGAAACACCTTTTTTTGATTTTCCATCATCCCTGACATAATCATCCAAAGGCAATCCATTAAAAAGCATATTTAGTCCAGATTCAACTGCACTTCCTCTTACGGCTGCAGCATTGGTAGGAAATTCATAACCGAAAATCCTACGCAATGCCCAACCAGCACGATTAAATGCAAAATCAGTTAATTGAGAATAGGAAAGTGGAAGAATTTCCTTAATTTTTAATTTCTTATTTCGTTCATTCCACTTTTCAAAATGCTCAATGCCAACACCGTGAATGTTACTCATATGGCATTAACAACTTTCTTGCACTCTTCAATGTTTTCTTTCAAATCTGTTTGAATAGAAATTAATCGAGAGCCAAGATGTTTTGTGCCGAATGCCTTATGATACAAGTCAATGGAAATATTTAACAATTCCATAACTTTTAACTGATTGTTAAGAGTAGATAGACCTGCCATTTCTGCGTGTTCTTGCTCAACAGCCATTTGGTCTATTTCTTCTTGAGGCACATTCATTTTTTCTAACATATATCCTCCTTTAGAATATTAAGTATAGGTTGCCTTATATCACAAGGCTTCCATTCGTAATCAATTAAACCATAATTTTTTGAATTGGGAAATTTACTTTTTAGGTCCCTCGTCAATTTTTTACCACGATTTAATGCGTCAATAGAGAGAGCCATAGTTTCGCCATTATGCGATACCTCTATGCCACCCTCTTTAATACCTTGTTCAACGACATAATCCCTAATGGAAATTAAATGCCCTTGCCAAAGTTTCTTAATTAGGACTTTTTTCATAATCCTCCTTACAAGTGCTTTGCTAGTTCTCGTTCAGTGACAGTTTTAGTTCGTAAGTCGTCTCTGAATGCCTTAAAGGTTTCATAACGCACTTTATTACGATTCCTTTTTTTAAGAACATCTGAAAAAAGTTTTTCAAATTCCTTAAACCTTTCATCTGTGTGAATATAAGAATTTAATTCTGTGATATTTTTATAATCCACTCTCATATATTTACGAGTGAGTTCACTTATTAAAGTCTTTTCAGTTCGCTTTAATATTTCAAACGCAGTATCTGAATCTGCATATTCCAATCCTAATTTTTCTTGTTCATAAGATAACTTTATAGGATCGAAACCTAATTCTGAATATTCAACCATTAATCCTCCTTTCTACAATGTCTTTTAATTGTTTGTTAAACTCTCTGTCTCTATCTGTTTTTGAATGACAATCCCTACATAATGGGATTAAATTATTTATTGAATCTCGTTTCTTTTTTGGGTCGCCACCTTGACCACGACCTACTATATGATGAATATCTACTGCTGGTTTAGAACAAACCCAACAATCAGGTAGGTGTTGATCACCATACCCCCAATATTTAAAAAAAATTCTTGTATGTCTTTGCATAAATAAGGGGGAAAATTAATTCCCCCATAATATTATTTTGTCATATATTCGTTAAATGCCTTAACAGCATTCTGGGTAAGTTTATCAATTTCATCTACTGAAAAATGACCACTACCCATAGACCGACCAACAACACCTGTTACAAACATATCTTGTCTAGCTTGTTGTGATTTATCGCTAAAAGATACATTTGTTTTTGGCTCTTGACCATTGGTTTGACCAACCACAGCAATACCAGAAACATTGGTATAATGATTTCCACTCTTGCTAGTTTTTGTATTAATAGCAGTATAGGAAATGGTATCTCCTATATTGGCATTGACAGTTTCACGAGCATATAGTCGCTTACCATCAATTAAGTCTATTGAGAAATTTGGTTTATCAGGACTTTCTGAATTATCCCAAATCTTGTCAACTTTGCCTTCTTCCATAAATCCTCCTTTAAGATTTATTATTATTATTAGTTGAGGACACTATATCCTCTGCCCTCTAAACATTTATCGACCATATCTTTATCGGTATTTAGTTTAGGAGACATCCATAGCACTCGCCATCTAAGGGCATTATAAACCTTTTTTGAGGCATTTAATACTTCATTTGTATTGTCATCTGCTATGTCTTTACTAGTATAAAGGTCGTCGTGGAATCTATCCATATCGCCCTCTATATTCGCAGAACTTATACCCCTAGAATCAACGACAGGAGTATAAGAGCAACCAATCAAAAACAAACTAA